CCGCCGTGAACCTGGTTACAAAAACGTTATCCTTCTTATGCCACCTGGGGCGGCTAAGAGCACGTACACGTCTGTTGATTTCCCTCCGTGGTACCTTTCCCAGTTTCCCACCCACCTCATCCTCGCGTGCTCGTATTCGTACTCCCTGGTCGAAGGATTCGGAAGGCAGTGCCGGGACCTCATAGAACGACACCAGAATGAGCTAGGTTATGCCCTTGACCCGAACGCGGCTGCTGCTGGGGACTGGCGGATTACAAAACGCGGAGGGTATTTCTGCGCGGGCGTCGGATCCGGCATTGCGGGACACCGTGCTGACCTAGCATTCATCGACGACTACCTCGGCTCGCAAGAGGACGCCGACTCGGACACCATCCGCGAAAAACAATGGCAATGGTACCACAACGACTTCTGGCCGCGTCTCAAGCCCGACGCTGTCCAAATCATCATCGCCAACCGCCGCCATGAGGACGACCTCGTAGGGCGGCTCCTCGCCAAGGAACCCGGCAAATGGAAGGTTATCCGTCTCCCATACTTCGCCGAAGAAAACGACCCCCTGGGCCGCCCCTGCGGAGTCCGCTGGAATACCGAAACCGAGCAAACCGACTATGACCTCAATTCCCGCCTCTGGCCTGAGTGGTTCGATGAAACTCACGCCTCCACCGTCCTCGAAAAGGACGCGCGCGTGCTCGCTGGACTATTTCAACAACGTCCCACCCCGGAGGAAGGAAATTTCTTTCGTCGAAATATGCTTGTGGGGTATACCCTGGATGACCTCGCAGCAGCGGAACGGGCCGGATTGCGGTATTACGTTGGTGCCGATTACGCTTTCCGCAAGGGACAAGAGAATGATCGAACATGCTTTATCGTTGGAGGGGTCGATTCTGGAAATAGATTGTGGATAATGCCGGATTGGTTTTGGACGCGTTGCGATACGTTAGAAGCAATGCAACAAATGTTCGAAATGTCCCGCCGCCGTAAGCCCCTCACCTGGTGGGCAGGTAAGGAAATGATCACCGGCGTTATTGAACCGTTCCTCCTCAAGCATGCACAAGAATCCGGCCACTTCATCCCACTCGAAGAGCTCTCCGAAGTCAAAGACAAGCTCGCAAAAGCACAGGCCATCAAAGCCCGAATGTCTCAAAAGATGGTCCTCTTTCCAAAGTGGGCTCCGAGTTGGTCCGCCGCTGAGTCCGAACTTCTCTCTTTCCCCGGCGGAACTCACGATGACTTCGTAGACGCCCTCGCGAAGCTCGGTCAAGGGCTGGACAAGATGGTCCGCCCGACCACCGCAAAAGCGGATTCCGTCGAATCCCAGGGCTACCGCCCAATCACCTGGAAGGACATTCGGAAAGACACCCGCCTTTCTAAGGCCGCAGCTCGTGCAATCGAGCTCGATAAATAATCGTGATGCTCAAATTTTGAGCATGACCAACATGAAACAATCTCCCAATGGACAAATCTCGGAGCATCGCTACTCGGTTCCGAGTATGGGGTGCGAAGACACCCAGCTATCCGCCTCGGTAAGTCCGGGGAAGCGGATAGCATTGCAAACTTCCCGGTTCAGCCTGCGAGGATTGTGCGGAGACCAGTGGGAAAAGCGGATCGCGAATCGCGATGTTGCTTGTTTGCGAGTTGCTTGTAGTGCTCTAATTAAGCCTAACGCTGAACCTAGAGCACGAGCATTACAAGCCAATTTCCTCTAACCATGATAACCGCAACCGAAATCCAAGCTGGTCCACTCGGAATGCCTCAAATGGGTGAATCTCTCACCCAACCTCCCTCCGACATCCCTGCCGAAGACCAGGCTTCACTTTCCGAAAAGGCCTACGTTAAATCCTGGCAGGATAAAATCCGTTACGCCAAGGCCTTCTGGAAAGACGACTTCGACCGGATGCGGAATAACATGGATTTCGTCTTCGGTTACCAGCGTCGCAACCAATATAAAATGGACGATGAGCGCTATCAAGCTAACTTCACCATTCGGGCCATCAACCAAAAGGTCGCAACTCTCTATGCTCGTAACCCCAAGGCTCGCGCCGTCCGCCGTGAACGCCTCAACTATGAACTCTGGGATGGCAAGGTCGATACTCTCCTGCAAGCGGTTGGTGCAGCAGTCCAATCTCAGGCTACACTCGGTTTCGTCCCTCCTGAAGCACAGGCAATAATCTCCGACTACCAACGAGGCAAGCAATTTGAAACGCTTATTGAACGGATTGGGAAAACTCTTGAAGTCGTCTACCAATACCAAGTCGACTCCCAAGAGCCAAACTTCAAAATGCAGGCCAAGCAGCTCGTGCGCCGTGCCTCCGTATGCGGGGTATCCTACATCCGGGTCGCCTTCTGCCGGGACTACGAAACCAAAGACATGACCCAGTCGGAGACTCGCCAGTCTGTTATGGAGCGTATGCTCATGGCGAAGCAGATCTTCGACAAGATTCAGAACGGCGACGTCACCCTGGACGATGCTAGCGTTGAACAGCTTAAATCCTTGGTAATGTCCTTCTCGCTATCTCCGGACGACTCTGAACAAGTCTCCGTCAAAGAGCGTATTATCTTCGACTTTCCTCAATCAACCTCAATAATCCCGGATACGCGGTGTCGTTCATTACGTGGGTTTGTGGGTGCCCATTGGTTGGTTGAGGAATTCCTTTACCCCCTTGATTTCGTCAATGCGATGTTCGGCGTTGATATCAAGCCCGGCGGGACTCTCAAGCACTACGACCCCAACGGTCGACCGCTCGAAAATCCGCCTCTCCTTAACGCGGAAAAGGAAATCCAGAACCAACCCGTCAAGCCTACCGTTTGTCTCTGGCAGGTTCACGACCTCGACACAAAATCAACCTTCGTAGTCTGCGACGGCTATCCCTGCTACGTTCTTCCTCCCGAAGTTTGCACCCCAGCAACCTCCTCCTTCTGGACACACTTTGCTCTAACCCTCAACGATGTCGAAACCGAGCCCGGCTGCAAAGCCACCATCTTTCCTCCCTCCGACGTCCAACTAATGAAGTCCATGCAGCAGGAGTGGAACCGCTCCCGCGAGGCACTCCGCGCTATCCGAAAAGCGAACGCTCCGAAATACATGTGTCCAAAGGGGCAACTTTCGGAGGACGACAAAACTAATATCCAAAACGCCGAGGACAACCAAGTCGTCGAACTCGAAAACCTCCCCCTCGGCGGGGACCCATCCAAGGTTCTCGTTCCCCTGGCAACCGCCCCGGTTGACCCGAAACTCTATGACACCTCCCCTCTTTCTGAGGACTTCTTATTTGTTTCCGGACAGCAAGAGGCTAACATTGGACCCGCCCAGCCCAATGTTACGGCTACTGTGGGATCTATCGCGGAACAATCCCGGCAACAGGTTTCTGCATCCAACGTCGATGACCTCGATGATTGCCTCTCAGCTGTTGCAAGATGCGCTGGAGAAATGTTACTCTCCGAAATGTCTGCCGCAACCGTCCAACGCATCGCCGGCATCGGTGCCGTCTGGCCTGAGAACAACAAATCCGAATTTCTAAACCAAATCGAACTTACCATCGAAGCCGCTTCCTCCGGTCGTCCAAACAAAGCTATCGAAATAGCTAACTTCGAACGTATCGCACCCCTCATCCTCCAGGCCGGTGGTAACCCTATCGCCGTCATCCGCCAAGCTATCAAAATTTACGACGACCGAATCGACGAGACCGACTTCTTTCCGGTTCCAGGTTTAATCGGGGGTCCTATTGCTTCCCCCGGTCCCGGTGGGCCTGTCCCTCCGGGTGGACCTCCTGCGAACCGGCGTTCGGGTAACCGCCCGGCAGCAAAGCCCCAGTTGGCCAACCAGCAAGGACAGCAACAAATGCATCCAGCGGGTCCGCCTGCTCCGCTCCTGCCGGGCGGTATGCCTGGTCCACAATAAGCATTAAACCTCTAACCCACCCGAAACCCACATGTTAAAGAAACTAGCAATACTCCTGGACCCCGCAGTAGCCGAAGTTGCAACTGGCGGCGATCTCGGTCAAAAGCAAACCGGCGACCTCAACGTCGACCTCTCCCTCAAGAACAAATCCCTCCTCGACGTTGTCAAAGACACCATTGCAAAGCGTGGTGATACAATTTCCTCGGGCAGCACTGACTCGAACCCGGCCTTAACGAACAACACTGGCGCCGTAGGCAATGAACGCAGTGAAACTGAAGCAGACCAAAACAATCCTTCTGGTAAGGAGGCAACGTCCGAGACGGTAACCGAGGAAACTCCTTCGACCGAGACTGAAACTGAAACCGAGACCGAGACTGAAACGGAAACTGAAACCGAACCCAAAGATAAAGAGGAAACCGAAAAGGACGAAAAAGGCCCTATCCCCTACGAACGCTTCGAAGAGGTCAACAACAAATACCGCCAACTCGAATCCGAGGTCGTTTCCCTCCGGTCCTCTGCCAACACCTACCAGCAGCTCGTTTCCTACTGCCAATCTCACGGCATCACCCCCCAACAATTCAATGAAGTCCTCGAAGTCCAAGCGCTCATCAACAACGACCCGGACAAAGCACTGCCTCGGCTCCTCCAAGTTGTCGAATCCCTTCAAGGTTACACCGGAGCCAAGCTTCCGGAGGACCTCCAGCGCGAAGTCGACAACAGCGAAATCTCCCTCGCGCGTGCCCGCGAAATCGCATCCTTCCGTGCGAAGCAGCGGATGGCGGAAACCCGGTTCGAAAACTTCCAACGCACGCAGCAACAGGAACAAGCGCAGCGCCTCCAGGCGCAGATGACGTCCACGCTGAACACCTGGACCGACACCAAGAAGAAACTTAACCCGGACTTCACTCCCCGCAAGGACGGTTCCCCGAAAGGTCTCTACGAATTCGTCACCGAGACCTTCACCTACCTCATGGGAGAGCGCAATCCTGACGGTTCTTTTAAAAACCCCGTCACCACCCCAGAGGCCCTAACCGCGCTCCTTGAACGCGCCTACAACGAAAACATGAAAGCCCTGGCTCCTCGCGTCAAGCCTCCCAAAACCCGTCCGGTCCTCTCCGCTACCGCCTCCGGTCGCACTGCCCCCGGCGAAACCGACCCAGCCAAGGCGAAGTCCATGCTCGAAGCCGTCAAAATCGCAGCGAAAGGACGGCTCGGTTAACCAATTTCGGCGATATCGAGACCTCGCCACTCTCAAAACAATAGTCCATGAACGAAACCCATAACCACAGCGCAGCGACAGCCGCCTTGATGAACCTCGCGAGTTCATTGTGCCGTTATGCCAGTCAACAGAGTCCAAGCAATGAAACCAACAATCAAATCATCTTTCACTCATGGCTACATTAGGCTTATCGGTCGCGAACGATATCGCGAATGGCGCACTTATTTTCTACGTGCGAGGCCCTGCCCTTACGCAGACCACGACTGACAAACCGCTCTTGAAGTGGCTGAAGGACGGTCAAAAGACCTTCCCTTCCGGTAACCTCCAGGTTTCCGAGCCCGTCCAAGGCGCTTACATGTCGGACACCCCCGGCTTCCTCCAAGGTTACACCGAAGACGACGCCATCAACTTCATGCAGGCCTCGAACCTGCTGCGGGCGGTTTACAACTGGAAAGAAGTTGCTGCCTCGTTGATCATCACCTGGACGGAACTGAAAAAGGACGGCATCACCATCGTCGACGACACCGGTCGGCCTGGTGAGACCTCGGAACACTCCGACGTCACCCTTACCCGTATCACCGGCCTGTTGGAAAACCGTCTGGCGGACTTCGGCGAATCCTGGTCTCGTGCCATGAACCTCATGTACTGGCAGGATGGCACCCAGGACGCGAAACAAGTCCCTGGCATCCAGTCCCTTATCACCACCGTTCCCAACGCTGGCTCAACCGGCGGCCTTTCTCGCGTCACCTACGGCTGGTGGCAGAACCGCGCCAAGATGGACCTGAACGCCTCCGCTGCTAACAGCTCACTCATCCTGTTCCTCAACAGCGAGCTGGTCCAGCTGAAGCGCTTCGGTGGCAAACCGAACAAAGCCCTGTGCGGTTCCGCCTTCTTGGACGCCCTCCGCCTGGAACTCGTTGCCAAGGGTTACTTCACCCTGCAAGGTTTCCAAGGCCAGCAGGCTACCGACCTTGGCGTCGGCGGCATCCACATCTCTGGCCTGGGTACCTTCGACTACGACCCGACCCTGGACCAGCTGAACCTCTCCAAGCGCTGCTACATCCTGGACGGCCGCCGGGTTCGTCTCCGTCCGATGGAGCAAGAGGACAACAAACTCTGTATGCCTAACCGGCCCTACCAATACATGGTCTTCCTCAAGACCATGACCTGGACGGGCGCGCTGGAAGTCACCCAGCTGAATGCGAACGGAGTCTACTCCCTCGCCTAACCCAACCATCACCTTTTAACAAAGGAAACCAAAACATGAAAAAGTTCTTAACTTCCATCGCTCTCGTTGCTGCGGTCCTAACCGCCTCGGCGGAGAGTCCGGCGAATTATACCCTTAGCTCGTTCTTGAACCCGAACGTCTCGTTCCTGGTTATCTCGAACGGCCTGGCTGGTGTAACGAACCTGGCCTACATCTCGCAGAACCTCCTCCAGGGGACGTACCAAATCGGAACCAACCTGGCGGGGACCTCGCTGACCGCTCCAATCGCGACGAACTACGCCGCACCGGTCACCTACTACTCGAACTCCACCCCAGCTACCTGGTTCGGCCAGAACTTCGGTGGATCCTTCATCATCCTAACGAATAACTCGGTCGCGGCCTCTGCTTCGACGAACGATGTTATTTATCAAACCGTCAACACCAATAACCAGATTAACTTCTTCCAAGACGTTCCGATTCCTCAGAACTTCTTCAACACCATGGGAGAATACGGTATTGGTGCAGCCTCCACGACCAACTCCATTGGCATGTTGCAGATTGTGACCACTCCGTTCTCCCTATACGGCTACGCCGCAGGGGCGGGGTCTAACATCGTCAACTTCGCCTTCGAGCCTGTCGGCGCGACCTATCCCACCACCTCCGCAAGCCCCACTATCGGCGGGTTTGTTCCAGGCCTGGGTAGCTCGTTCAATACTGACCTCTGGACGGTAACCTTCACCAACCAGATTTCCACGGTCGGCGCTCCGACGGTGTTCGTCACCCCTGTCCCTCGCTGGAAGTTCGCCGGAGCTAAGGCTATGCGGTTGCGCTATGCTTACACCGGCACCTCCACCAACGCGGTTGGTATCCAAAGCATCACGCTGGGTACCTGGACCCCGTAGTTAGAAAACCCCCTGGCAGACGGGGTTACATAAATAGTCTGCCTCGTTTAACCATTAACATTAACCAATAACAAAATCCGAATGAAAACTTGCTCCGCAGAAATTCACCTCACCAAAGAAGGTCACTCCGTTGTCCGCTCTGAAATCACCCCCGCCGAACTCCTTATCCTGGTCGCCATGCACCACGCCAACTCCGGCGGCAAGGTTATCGGCACTAACGAAAAGGGCGAACTTCTTATCACCCCCGGCCCGGATGTCACCCGCACCCCTGCCGAGGAAAAGGCCCGGCTGCGAATGCGCTACGCGGGCAACGTCGTTGAATCCACCTTCCCTGGTGCATCTCCCAACATGCCGGACACCTTCAAGGCCGCCTACGAACTCGGCCTGAAAACCGTCCTCCCGGCCTCGAAGATGTCGATGGCGGGACAATAGTGAACCAACCTCCGAAGTAAAGTTCCCAATATGGCCAGCGGTACTACCTTAGCTAACCTTCGCGGGATGTTGCTTGCCGAGATCGGTGACTATAGCACGCCTAACACCACCCGCACTGGCGAGCTTAACACCCTTCTGTCAAATATGCAGAAGCTGTTAGCGAGTAAATACTCCTGGCCATTTTTGGAGCAGTATTTCGAAATTAACGTCCCCTCCGGCACGCAATACCCCTCTTTTCCTACCACTATCGACTCCGGCCTTAACGAAACCATTCCCCTCGACCGGAACCGGCCTTGGAATGCGTATGTCTTCTGGAACAACATCTACCAATCCGTTGAATACGGCATCGACCAGACTTATTACAACTGGATGAACTTTGCCCTGGGTCAGGCTATGGACCCTATCCAACGCTGGCGGTTCCGAGCTAACATCAACGAACCCGTCGGTTCTAACACCATCGAAATCTGGCCAGTCAACGTTCTTCCCCAAACCCTCCGCTTTGTCGGCCAACGCTCCGTTCAATCTCTCGTCCAGGAAACCGACACCTGCGACCTAGATGACCTTCTCATCGTTTACTTCGCAGCCGCCAAAATTCTCAAGCGTATGAAACAAGCCGACGCTCCGGACATGGCTCAACTCGCCATGGAACGGTTAAAGGAAATCCGCGCTGGTCTTCCCACCCAAGGCCGTGACATCGTCCTCGGTCAGGGTGAAAAATACTGGCGCGAACGTCGCCGGCTTGTCCCAATGATTGCAGTCCACGGTTAACCTTCAACAAATTACAATATGCCACTACTCGCACTTACTGCCGCAACTCGGCAACAGTTCATCGCCTTCGGGCCTTGTATTATTCGTGGGCTCCACGGTTTTAACAACAAGGCGGATTCCTACATCCAGCTCCACCAGAAGATCCCCGACATCATCGCGACACCGATTACTGACGGCGACGTACCCATTTTCAAATCCTTATTCTGTCCAAACGGACAGGCTTTTGGTTTCCGTGACGCCTGGTTCGGGGCCGAAGGTACCTTCTTCAACTCTCTTTGCCTCGGCATTTCCTCCACCGAGCCGAACTACACCGACCCCGGTGCGAACAACGGCCTGGACCTCACCATCGAATACGAAACCGAATACTACCCCAATGGCAACGAGGTCATCGTCGGGGACCTTTCCTCCGGCCGTTCAAACCTCGTTCTTTGGACGGACAGTGCAGCCAACCAAAACTACCGCTTCCTCCAAGCCACCTACACCAACAACGGTGGCGCAACCCGCTACCTCATCGGTTCTGCCGACGGCGGTAACACTGCCCTCCCCTGGCTGAACTACGCTGTTGCCGCCGGTGCCACCCTCCAGCTCAACGCAGGCCTCTCCCAACAGCAGGTCTACTCCATCGACTCTTCCTTCAACTACCACTGGGGTCTGAAACTCGTCGAATCCACCACCCCGTTGCTCTCCGGCGCAACCTCCGACAACCTCTCCTACATCAAGGCGTTGTTCCGCTCTAGCCAATACTAAAATGAAACGCAAAATCCTTATATTCGCCGGCGTAGCTCTCGCCGGTCTTGCTCAATTTTTGAGCATGACGCCTTCGCAGGCTCAGGGACCGTATCCAATTTATTATCGGTATCCAACGAATGCGATTACAGCGCAGACGGTCCTCTGGGAGAAGGCGTATTTTACGAATATGTCGGGGAATTGGACGATCTCTATCGGAGCGCCTGCGTTGGGGTCTTTTCAAACGATTGTGCTTTTTCTGACGAATTCGTCCAGCACGGATTACAAGATCACCTTTCCGAATGGGGTCTGGGGAACTCCAGGCAGCGGGACGCCGCCGGTTTACTATGCGACAAACAAAATGGTGACCCGTATCAACATCGAACACTACGGCCAATTAATGACCAATGCGTACAAACTTGATTTTGCTCCTTAGTCTTTGGACGGGTATCGCTAGCGCGCAGTTACCGGCACTGCCGATGTTTGTAACGTCTTCGGCCATGACGCCGATGAGCAGCCTTGTAGCTGTTTGGACAATGGACGAAGACGTCCTAAGCGGAACGCGCGTAGACAGCGTGGGCGGGAACAACCTTACCGATGTCAATAGTAAGGTTGGCTCTGTTCGGGGTTGGGCCGCTGCTGGCGCGGCGATGTTTACCAACACTACAGGAGTTATCCTCCGCCACGCTGACAACGCTACGCTTGGCGCAGGACCGGGTGTTTCTTTCACCATCTCGTTCTGGGCGATGGGATTGCACGCGAATAGTGGAGGAATTGGAGAGTGGAATCAGTCGTCGACTGTTGACTATTTGTACCACTTTGATTCTGGTATCTTGGAGGTTAGTGACCTCAGTGACACGCAACAGCTACTTTCACCAACTGTAGCTCCGACTGGTGCAACTACATGGCATCATGTGGTGTTTGGGTTTGATAATAACACCGGTCTATTGTTCCTCCAGGTCGACGGCGGAACGAGGGATACAAAGTCTATTAGCGGCGTCCGCCGTAGCGGTCAGAACTTCGACGTTGGGTCAATCCCGCTTGCGATGGTTGACGAGCTGTACCTCTGGAAGCGGGCGTTGACTTCGGCAGAGGTTGTGAGCTTATATAACGGCGGTTATGGCATGGCCTATCCGTTTAACCTTGACAAGGGAACACAACAAGCGGGTGTCTACGCATGGGCTTGTAAGCATAACAGCGGGACTAAGCCTATTTCGGCAACGACAAACGCGTTAATTACGTTCATCAACTCCTCCATCGCGGATGGAACTTACGGGAAGTGCACCAACGTTTTTGTCTTCCCTCCTAACGAAAGCCTCATCAACGCAACCACTCCTTTGAAGGCTGGGTTTATTGTAACCCCCGGCAACGACACCATCGCTCCTCTTGCCGGAGACCCGCCAGTGAATCATAGCTTTGTTGATGCTGATATAAGCGTTAACGGCATCAAAGGCGATGGGGTTGGTAAATACCTAGAGCTTAACTCGTCGATTTCGTTAGGTTACGCGAATGCCTTATTCCCCACACCGAGCAGTTCCGGCTTTGTCATCTACGCCTATACCACGGGTCCTACCGCAGGCTCGGCGGAGTTCGGCCAGGTTAACACCTCCGGCTCGCCGGTTAAAGGGGTGTTCTGGTACGCTAACTCCTTTGGCTCCTCCTTCGGACAGGTTGCCTGTATTGGCGACAACGGGGCCTCGATGAGTACGAACAGTAACATCAATCCCGGTTACTTCAGTGTCCAACGCGATTCAACCACCTCGATCAAGGAGTACTTCGCATCGAGCGGCACCGCGCATCAGGTGCTTTTGGCGAATACAACCTCCAGCACCACTGCACTTCCTGGCGAGAAGCTCGGTTTAATGGCATGGGATTTCAACAACGGATTTGGTGCTTACGCGACGAATACTATCTCACACCTGTCGATGCAGAGTTCGGTGTTTAGCGCTTCTGACTCCGCGAATTATTACAATGATGTTCAGACATTACGGACAACCTGGGGAGGGGGGTATCGGTGAAAGGACGACGTAGGTATTGGAGTGGTGCAAAACGACAAGGGTTGTCCCCTAGGCAAGTTGACGTTATGCAATGCCTAGGGTATGGTATGGAAACCGGGGAAATACAAGAAGTTCTCGGTATCGCAGAGAAAACCGTGGCCGAGCACCTAGCTAAACTTCAATCTATCTTTAACTGTTCCACACGATACCTGATTCGTATTGCCATGGCGTTTGGAATGGCTCCTCTGTGTGTTGCACTCCTTGCTGCGGCACAGCCTCCGGTGGTTCCACTAGCTGTGCCTATAGCATCCACCACTACCCTCGCCTGGGATGCTTACACCAACCAACCCATCACCGGCTTCCGCCTTTATCAAGGTGTAGCTTCTCGGTCCTATACCAACTCGGTTTTCCTTCCGGTCGGCACCACTGGAACAATCTCCTCCATTCCCGGCATTACAAACTTCTTCGCTGTAACCGCTGTTGCCACTAACGGAGAGTCCAAATTCTCCAACGAAGCCGTTTCTATCCCTTCCGTCACTGGCACGAACTTCATCCACCTCCACGCTTTTGCCGAGATGAAACTCAACGGCCAATGGATTCGGGTAACCAACTACCCTACCGTTACCATCACCAACCCTCTCCCAGCGGTCTACCGTTCGGGTATCACCATTGTCAATTCCACCACTCCGTAACATGCCTCATGGAAAAATTACTCGAAGCCGCTGTGTCTCAATCTCCGTCATTAGTTGTTCTCGTAGTTGTTGTTTGGATGTTCTTGAAGCACGTCCGAGAACAGCGGGAGGGATTTAACCGCGAAATGCGACTTCTCCATGAGGACCATTTGGATGCAAGGGAACAAACTCGGAAGGCTTTGTCCGAGCAAACTACTGCCTCGCAAGAGCTGGTAAAGGTATTAGCTAGTTTTGCCGAGGCGATTAAACGATACGAAAGAAACCATGATAGCCGTTCCTAAAACCTATGGCCAGTGGGCAAAAACCCTGGTGGCCACTATTATAACGAGTGCTGCTAATGCGGCACTAGCGTCGCTGGGCATTACTGGTGCCAATCTAATGGGCATCAAGGTTCCAGCGTTGGATTTCCGACAAGTCGGAGCAATAATGTTGTCAGGCGGCTTTGTCGGAGCGTTGGCATACCTGGCAAAAAACCCCGTACCTACGAATGGAGACATTACAGACAATGAAACAAAAACTCCTTAGCATCTTTGCTGTGGCGGCGATTTTCGTCGCCTGCACCACTTCACAGCAACGGAAGACGTACAACTCCATCGCAACCGTCCAGGCTACCGCCCAGGCTGCGGTGGATGGTTACTACCTCCTCGTCATCCAACACAAACTCCCCACGAACAATGTTCCCCAGGTTTCACACGCGTTTAACGCCTTTCAAGACTCTGTGCTTCTTGCGACGCAAGTGGCCGAGAACAACACTAACGCCCTGGCTCCGGGTAACCTTATCCTCGAATCCCAGTCTCTCTTCAACCTCATCAACACCATCGAAGGGAAACACTAACATGAATTGGGCTGATCTTTCAAAACTAATCATCCTCCTCGGTCTCCCCGCCGCTGAATACATCCTGAATAAGTGGGAGTCAGGCGGTGCACCCACCGCGACTGAGTTTGCTGAGCTCAAGGGGTTAGCGAAGCAACACGGTGAGGACCGTATGAAAGCCATGTTGACGGCGGCGGGGATTCCCTTGGAGAGTGAGGAGGCGGAGAAACTCATCGCCCTAGCGAAGGGGTAAACATGGAAGCTTCGAGTCCAAGCGAACAAAGGTTCACCGGGTCTTGCCGCCCTGGGAGGGTGGAGAGGGGGATTGCGTGGTTTACGGAGCATATCCTGGACAAGCACCCGCTGATTGATTGGGCGTTTATTGCGTTTTTGTGGATCCTCGGGGCGGTGGTGCTTTTAGTGTTCATTATTCCGGTCCTCATCATTGCGTTCCTAACCCGGCATTAAAACTATGGCGGATAAAACACTAACCATCGCCTCGTTTAAATACGGCCTCGACACCCGGCGTGCTGCAATGGCGGCATTGCCGGGGACGTTGCAGACGGCGCAGAATGTAGCGGTTAATAGCGGGGCTGAGTTGATTAAACGCAAGGCCTTTGTAAAGGACGCAAACCTATTCCCGACGAATACATTTGGCTTCCAGGATACCGATTCTGGCCCTATGGTGTTTGGTAGTGATGCAGCGCCCAATGCAGCATTACCAACGGGAGTGGTTTATCAGAGGTTGCAAAGCCCTTACGGTGGGACGATGTCGGGGGTGGTGTTCTCGACGTCCTTCCTAGGGAAAGCGTTTGTTATTGCGACGTACGCTACCGGCGATGCTTATGTGTTTTATGACGGGGCGATTGTCCCACAGATAACAGACGGGAAGGTGGGAATTTCGTCCATTGCGGTGCTGTCCACCATTCTCGCTGCGGCGGTGAATCGGATACCTGGATGGCTCGCCCATGCGAATGTTACTGGAAATCAGAAATACACCGCTCCACCGGATACTCCATCGGTTGGATATCGGGAGACTGCGCTTCAGGGGAGTACGCTGATTATGTCTCCGGTAGGGGTGCATTTTACCCCGGTGATTGTTAACAACAACAGCGCAGCCGGGTTGCTGGGAGTGAGGCTGATTGACCAGAATTATCCGGGTGTTCCCGCTTCTTCTGCGAATTCGGTGTTTACTATTAATGCTGGAACTGCTGGAACATTGGACGTCCAGGCTCCGTTAGCCTCGGATGGGAGTAATATCCAGAGTATCACCAACGGCCCGGTTACGCTGAGCCTGGGAACAACGCTGCCTACATTCGCTCTCCAGGTTGCATACGCTATTAATAACTACAGCTATGTTACAGGGTACACCGCCGTAGCTGGCGCGCAGACGGTAACAGTATATGCTCCACCGGAGTTCGGGGCTGTGTTTAATACTCCACCTTCCGCGGTAACGTTGGATGTTATTACAACCGGAGACGTTACCACGAACGGAACCGGCACAGCTGGCCTGCAATTCACGGTCACTCTCACACCACCAAACCTCGCTGTTGTTGTCCAACGTAGTGGAACTACCGGCGGTTCTTCCCTTGTCCAAGGTAGCATCGCTTGCTCCGCCGTTGGAAACAACGGTTCCGTTACGTATACCTGGACGCTCGACCACATCGTTACCGAACCAAACGGTCCAATAGCCTGGGGAACGAATGGAAACCTTGGAGTTGTGCCTGCCGTGGGTCCAACCTGCTCCTTCGCTGCGGCACTCTTTCCCGGCCAAAACGCCCAAGCGTATTTCAACCTCAAAGCGCAGGACGCTACGACTACCATCAACCGCTCTGTCTTCGTCAACCTTGCCTGCAATAAAGTTTAATCATGCCTACATCTCACTACGGCTTTACTGGTGGAGTTGACGCGATTCAGGGATATGGGGACCGCTGGCAGGTAACCTTCGGCGGGACCTGGGTTGCCTTTCATGACAAATGGGGATTAGTCCTCACCTCCTCCGTCGGAGATTATGACGTTGGCGCGATTAACTTCTACAACGCCTCTGCCGTTCCAATCTTCGCCTTTCCGTTCAAGGACCGCGTTTATGTTTCCGGCACAACCCAATTTAATTTCTCCGACAACGGCGACCCTACCGGCTGGGAGGTTCAAAACTCCGGAGCCGGAGAAATCGACTACCTCTCCTCCTTTGGCGGGAACGATGCAGTTTATTCCATGTCCCAGCTCCAGGGACGGCTTGTGGTAGTAGCCCGGCAGAGTGTTCAAATCTGGAACGTGGATGCTGACCCATCCAACTTCTCACTTATCCAAGAAATCGACAACATCGGCTGCACTTCTCCTCTCGGTGTGCGAAACATGGGGGATATGGACTGTATCCTCCTCGATTCCACCGGGTGGAGAAGTCTCCGAACCATGGAGGTCACCCTAAATGCTTACGTTGATGATATTGGTACTCCTGTTGATTCTCTTGTTAAGGCCGACATTGCTGCGGTAGGGCTTGATAGAGCGGTTACCATCGTTGACCCCAGCACCCGCAATTTCTGGGGTTACATTAACGGCCATATCTACGTCTTCTCCCGCTACCCCTCATCCGAAGTTCAAGCCTGGACCCAATACCTTCCAACCTATGAATCCTTATCCTCCGTACCTCCCAATTCCCCAACATACAATTCCGGTAAGCTTCTCTCCATCACCGTTACCGATGGCTCCTTCTACAAATGGACCCCTGGAGCAAATGAGGTCTCGATTACGGATGGAGTCACAACTCTTACAGCTGCTGGACGTATTAAGGCAAGCGGAACTACTCTTGCAGTTACTGGGACCGCGATTGGGGTCCTTTACACTGGGACACTTGAGCTTATTACGACAACAACTTTCGAGCCTACAAAGTTTATCGTCTACAATGGTAGCATTCTTGGACGGTGTTCAGGAAGGGAAATGGTTACCTACGGAGGAAGCACTGGCGAGGTTTATGACGGGTGCCCGGTGTCAGTTATCACCCCCTGGCTTGACGATAAAGCCCCAAAGCGACAAAAGCTCGGACAATCGTTCGATGCTGCCTGTGCCGGAGGTTGGATATTCTCTCTCGGCTATGACCCAGCAAGCGGAACAGTCGAAATTGGACGTCAGATAACTGCTCCAACCGGAAGCGAGGATCAGGATTCAACATTCGACTACCTCCGACAAGGGCTGAGTCAAACCGGCACACACTTCCGCATCGTAGCTGCTACAGACCAAACCTGGGACGATGCGGCGACACTTTCCGAACTACAAATCCACTACAACCTCGGTAACCTCCAAGGTTAGCCAATACTATCCCACCATGCACTCATTCATCTGGTTATCACCAATCAAGAACACCCATGACCAAATTGAACTCATCCAAAAGGCGAAGGCGGAGAACCACGGCGTTTTCCTTCCGACCCATATTATTGAACAAGGTTCAGGAGGGAATATGGCGGGATATTTCTCTGTCGGTACACCGGGCTTTCCTGTCGTACAGTCATGGCTGGCCGAATGCCTACAACCCAGGGAATCCTTTTCTCTCGTGAACATGGTGGAGAACCTCGTTCATTGTAACGGTGCGGCGGGCATCTGCCTCGCGGTGCCGAAAACCTCGCCATTCCACCCACTGATGGAGAGTATGGGGTATAAGAATGGCGGGAATTACGATTTCTTCGTCAAAAAGTTTTAACATCATTATGGGCTTCGCAATAGGTAGTGCAATAATGGGCTCCCCGGACTACGCCGGGATGGCCAAGAAACAGGAAAGTCAGCGGCAGCAGTATATTACTGACGCGCAGAAGCAGGTTGATAATGCGTTTGGGGGATTCGACCAGGGATTCTATAATCAGCGTGCGCAGGCGTATCAGGATTACGCGCTTCCGCAGCTTTCACAACAGTACCAGCAGAACCGCAACGCTATCGGGTTTGGGTTAGCTAACCGCGGTCTTCTAGCCTCCTCCGCGGCTCGTAACCAATGGACCAACCTGGGAAAAACCATGGGGCAAGCAAAGCAACAAGTCGCCGACCAAGGTATTGGATATGCACAGGACTTACAAAAGCAAATCCAGGATCAAAAGTCAGTCCTTTATAATCAAGTTTACCAAGCGGCGGACCCGAAGAGTGCAGCCGCGAATGCGATTAACGTTGCAGCCGGGTTTCAACAACCCTCAGTCTTCCAGCCTCTCGGTAACATGTTCGGCAACATCGCTAACCAATATCTGCTGTCGCAGATGATTAACACCTACCGCCCACAGGGTTACCAAGCGCCGATATTCGGTGCTCCTTCTGGTGCGGTTAACACCTCAAGCTATTACAAATAATATGGGAGCATCAGCAGGTATCGGAGCAGGCACCGCAATAATCGGTGGTGAAATGCAAGGTTGGGCGAATGTACTTGCCCGACAGGACATGGGGCGAGCGTTTCGGAATGAGTTAAACACGCAGCGGGGGTATGGTACCCAGGCACAGGATATTGTGAACCAGTCGATTGCACAGAGCAATCCTGGTGCAATGCAGGGTGGAATGCAAGGGGCGGTTAATAATAGGTTAGCTGCGTATAACGCGATTGGGCAGATTCCCCTGGGACTCGGGCCGAATAAGCAGTCGCAGTATAACCCCGCTGTTGCGGACGCCTACACAAAGATGCTAGGTGGCCTCCGAGCTAAAAACCTCAGTTACTCCGACTGGGCTTTACAACAAGCAATCGCGAATTTGAACACCCAGCGTCAGCTTGACCGTATCTCAAACTTCGCCGGCGGGCAGGCGAATAATGTTTACCCACTACAAATGTACAAAGCCCAACATGGTTGGGACGACCTCGCCATGGCGGGACAGGCGATTTCGAGTATTGGCGGTGCAGCGGCAAATTACGCCCAGTTTGCACAGCAGCCACAACAGGGACGCGCTCCGGCAGGCCCGAGCGGATATACCGGCTTCCAAGGAATGAACCCGTCGATTTACAATTACCAGATCCCCTACGGAATGTTTAACTACTAAGAAAGAATCATACCGTTATGCCTGACTTTAACTACCTAAATAACTCATTCGGCGACCAAGCCGTCGTCCAAGGCTGGGGGAATACCCTGAATAATAACCTCTCGCAGTTGGTGCATCTTCGCCAACAGCAGGATCAATTCGCACAGGAACAGGCGCTTAAAGCCGCGATGTTAGCTCTGGAGAGACAAAAGATGAACCTCCAGGCTCCACTCTGGGCCGCGCAGACGGGGTTGGATACGCAACAAGCGGAGCACTACCGCATTCAAGCGTTGGCACAGCAGAATTTAATGCGTGACCAACAGGCCATGCAAAAGGCGGTGGCGGAACAGTATTTATACTCGCACCCGGTGCATCAACCCATGCAACCGCCGTTGCCGATGGGGAATGACCTTTTTCTGACAACGAACATGGGAGCAGCACTTGCGAATCAAGGAGCACCGGTGAGTGTGGATAGTCCATACCGGGCAGCTATCTCCGGTGAGGCGGATTCTATCCGCAACGCAGCCGTTCAAAAAGGTCTGGCCGCGAATGCGATGTTAGCCAATCCACAGACCGCTGCGATGTTGTATAATAATGTCCAGCTCCGCCCGGATGAAACGGTCTTTAATCCGGTTACCGACCAGGCTATTTACACCGCACCGGATCCTATGAAACGGGAGCGGTTATCCATCATGGCGAACGAAGCCGAGAGCCGGGAGATGTACCGCCAAGAACACGCCGACTACCTCAAACGGATGGCTGGCACCGCCGAGGTGAACGCTCAATCCCGAGCACGCACCGCGAAGAAGCTTAACCAGGCCGAGTTCAACGCGGCTCTTATGGCGGGTAAGGAAATCGGCTTCGACAGCGAAGGAGATCCTTACATCGTTGGGGATACCCAAGTCCCCGCTGTTTCTGTTGGTGGTCCCAAACCTGGTGAAGTCCGCGCTGGCAAAGGTGGAAAACAATACCGCTTCAAAGGCGGCGACCAATATGACCGCAATAACTGGGAGGAAGTAAAGTAATGAACGATCCCTGGGAAGCTCCGGCAGCAACACTATCACAGCGCGACCCCTGGGAAGCGCCACAAAGGAAGGAAGGGAAAAGGAGTCTTGCTCAAAATTTGAGCATGACGGGAGCAAAGGCTATTCCAGCCGCGAACTGGAGCTTGCTCGCGAGGCAGGTTATGGGAGCGGTGAATCCGATGGGAACGGCGGAGGTGAATCCGATGGCCGTGCTGCGGGGAGGAGAGGAGTTGGTGAGGCAGGGGGTGAACGCAGTCCCTACTGCTATCACGGGAAGAAACGTCGAAGTCCTTCCGCCGGGGATATTCCAGCAGTCACCAGTGCCGGATTTCTTCAAAGCGGACCCAGGGGAGAATGTGGAGTTCGCTCCGAAGACAAGAGCTGGGCAGTTGTTGGAGGAGCAGCAGGCTGCGGTGACACCGGGGATGATGGGGAATCTGTGGGCACCGGGGCTTAACTCATTCAGTGGAGCGATGTCGTTAGACCCGCTAGGGCCGAAGGTGATACGTCCACCGGCGGTTATACCTGAACCAGGGTTGGCGGAAAAGGCACTACCGTATGCGGCTGCGCCGTTGAAAACCGCGAATGACCTTCTTCGGATGATTTACTCACCAGAAGGGGCATTGATGTTTACTCCGTTCGCACCGGGGTTAGCTGCGACGAGGGTTGCCCCGATATTACCAGCTACGAGGGCTGCTATTGTGACGGACATGGCTGGACATGTGCCGGAGAATGTGGCACAGAGGTTTACGGAGGCGGGACAGAATTATAACGAGCCGGGAAGTGTGACGAAGGCTATCTTGGGGAGTGCAGTGGATGTAGGGATACCGCTTTTGGGAGGGCATGGAGTGTTGCCGAGGGAGACACCACCGACGTATCCTTGGATGAAGCGGGTGCAGGAACCGTTGGCTCATCCTGATGTGCCGAGTGGGGCACAGCCGACAGAGTTTCCGCCGAATAAACCGTTTAACTTCCAGAGCGGGTTAAACTTCGACCAATGGAAGGATGCCATTGCGAAGTTAGTGATGCACGGCGAATACCTGAAGATGAAGCAGGAGGACGGGCCTCTTAGCCCGAAGGAGGAGTCAAGGTTACAGATGGGTGAAGCTGCGATAAATCGGTTGATGACTGATTATCCGGACTTTAGGAAGGTTGCAGAACAAGGGGACAGTGGATTCCCGCCGGTGGGACCTGGGTTGAAGATGAACAGTGGGTTAAACCCGGAGGATTTACGTCCGGCAGTGAGAGCACTGGGAAGGATTTTGGTGGGAGATGTGGGCGATACCCACGCGGAGATTCTGACAAAGAACGGGATTGATCCGTCCGCTATTCCACACCATGATCCGAACCGGGGGTTTGTTGATATTAACAACCCGGATCAGCTTATCAGCCGAGTTGACGCGGCTAGGAATAGCGGTCTAACCGGCAAAGCGGATGCTGGTGGACTAGACAGCATGGATTTACCCGGTGCTGGCATGGCGAAACTCATGCGTATGTCGGGTATGGACGAGAAAGGAATACAAGATGCCATTTCGAAGTTACGCCCAAATCGCGCTACTGAAGCACAAGCACCCCGAGATATACAAAAGGTGGGTGAAGAAATACGGCCCGGAACCGAAGGAGAAGGTGTTGTACGTCCAGAAGAGTCATCCAAAGGCGGGACGGAGGAGCCATGGGTAAGACCTAGGACAAAATTGCAGAGTGGGTTTGACCCAGAGGATATTGCTAAGGCGGTTAAGGCGGGGATGAACTATGGGTTGGGGAAGCTGAAGCAGACGCATGGTCCGGAGGTTCCGCAGTTTCTTTTCCGCGTTGGAAAGGATAAGAAGAGTGCGGAGGAGATTACCGACCACTACGAGCTGGCGCAAGCCATGAACGCGGTCGGGGAGAAGCACCACTGGATTACCAAGGATGGGAAGGTTGAGGAGTCGAAACTGCCAGAGGGGACGCATTATCTCTCGGCGATGAAGAAGTTGAAGAAGAAGAACTTTGACGCAGAGCCGGAGACAGAGGAGGTGAAGGATGCGTATGCGAAGATGCGTGCGAGGGGATATGCCCGCGTTATCGAGCAGGGAAATAAGGTGTTTATCAAGGGAGAGGCGAATCCGACGCAGATTGAGGCGGCGAAGACGCTTGCGGAGAAGAAGGGTGGGAGTGCGTATTATAAGGATACGGAGATCTACCCGAACGATGAAAGGGTAACGCCGGAGGAGGAGAGGAATCCGTGGTTGGACGAGCAGGACATGGGGGAGCGTTGGACCCAGGATGAGGGTAGAGATTTTGGGGAGGGTAGGTTTTACAGCGGATTGCCCATTCCTTCGTTAAAGGATATACCTGGGTTTGATAAGTTGGTCTCCGGCGCGCAGCGTTGGATGCATGGTGCGTTGGACCATTCTCACCTTAGAGAACGGGCATCTCAGCTGTTGGACGCAGCAGATAACTCTGCCCACCTCGAAGCCCACGCTGCAATTAACGAGATTCGAAAGATGCCACCAGCGGCGCAGCGGAGGGGATTGTACCAGGCATATACGAGACAGCAGGTGGCTGAGGCAAGTGCTGGGATTAATTCCAGGAAAGTCGACCGCCAGGCGTTGAAGTTAGCTGACCGAAAGAACATTACCGACAAGATCGATAGGATGGAGTTAAGGTTAACGCAAGGGCAGCTAGCGTTGAAGCACCGGGAGTATGTGGACGAGCTTGGGAAGTTACGGACGATTGGTGGAGACCCATTCCTGCGGAAGTTACCGGGTAAGGGGAAGTACCCACCGAAGGGATATACCGAGATGGAAATGTTTGGTATCCGCCGGGCGGTGAAGGATGATTTTGTCTGGCTTGTAAAGGCGCTAACCTCGGAGAGCGCGAGTAATTACATGCCGGTTCTGGATAGGTTTTTGCACCTGGAAGCTACGATTAAGCATAATACGCTGGCTTATGACTTCTTCCATCTTATCCGGATGGTGAAGCGGCAGATGGCGATTAAAGGCGGGTTACCGTCGTATGAGAAAGGTCATTCGCTGCTGGAGTATAATGACCGGACAATTAACCGGATGGTGTCGACCGGGGAGATGACAAAAGACATGGCGGATTGGGTAAAGAATAACCGTCCCGACGCACAGCTTTTGGTTAAGAACGGGTTAAACATCGCAAGGTTCTCTGACGCGTTTTACAAGGACCAGATTAGTTATCTACCTGGGGTGAAGACGCTGAATAAGTTTATCTTCGATAAGTTCACCCGCGGTGCGATGCTAGAGGCTGCGTTGACGGAGATGAAGAGGTATTCGGAAAGAAATCCAGGTTTGTCGAAGGAACAGGTAGCACAGCATGTGGCGAAGCAGATTAACGTTACCTTCGGTAATATCGGACGGCAGGGATTGTTGAAGAGTGAAACGGCGAGGGATATTGCAAGGTTGCTGTTCCTGGCTCCGCAGTGGTTTGAATCGCTGGCACAGATTGAGGCGAGGGCCGCGAAACAGACGGCACAGATTCCGGTCACTGGCCAGGGTGGGACTGCTGCGAGGATGGTGGCGACGTCGTTCGTGGCGATGTTTGCGGTGAATCAGGCGATTAATATGATGACACGAGGAAAGCCGACCTGGGAGAACGAAGAGAAAGGGCGGAAGCTAGACGCGTATATTCCTAGCTGGACGAAGGATGCGAAGGGGTTGTGGCTCTCGCCGTGGTCGGAGATGGAAGTTAGCCACGATGCAGCGGGGTATTTGAAGAAGGGGAATACCCCAATGCAGACGGTGCAGCGGATTGTGACGAATAAACTCTCGCCGGTAGGCAGGGCGGAAGAGGTGCTACGGACGGGGAGAGATTTTACCGGTGCACCGCTGTCTGATAGCGAACGGTGGGACCTGGCGGGAATGTCCCTTTTGCCGGTGCCGATTCCGGCGCAGAGTGTGATTAGTGAAGTGCCAGGACAGGTTCAACGACAGGCGATGAACACGTTAGGGTTTAAAGGGGAGCCGGTGGGGAGGAGGGAGGAACTGGAAACGAAGATCGAGAAGGCGACGTTGCCACAGCGTCTCCGGCTGGAGCAGGAGTTCAAAGCGAATGAACCACCGGTTACGGGGAGACAAAAGGTCGCGATGCAGGAGCGGGCGGTGATCGAAAACACCCGCCGTGGACTAGCACTACAAGACAGCCTACCAAAAGAGGACCGGCAATGGTTGAAGGACCGTGGATTAGACCTGCCGGGGGTCGAAAACTACCTCACGATAGCGGGGGTTAGGACCACGCTATCGGCTGAGGAGCAGGAGAAGTATGAAGAGTTTTTGAGGGATGGATATACGAAGGCGATTGAGACGCTGAAAAGGAATTACGACAAGGTCCCGCAAGGGATGGCACAGAGGAAGGTGTTTACGTCGGTGATTGCCGCGTATTCCAGTATCGCCCGGAAGAAGATGATGGCCGAGTTAGCTAGGAAGAACCGGGACCTGGCCCTGTAGCGCCGGGGGATGGTTTAACAAGCTTCGGAGGGTTCTTCTCGAATTCACTACGGAGGTAGAGATACCTCCGTATTGTTTTTCGATCCTTGTCCTCGTGGTTGACACCAAGGATCTGCTCGGTTTCTTCCAGGTGGCGGAGAACGTTGGCGGTCTCGGACCAGTTGAGTTCCTGTTCGACCTTTCGTTTAACGAGGGATTCTGGTGCCTTTCCGCCGTTGTCCTTTAGGTATTGGAGGATGATTTGTTGACCCTGGGAGAGCTCGTTCCGTCCGGCGGCGAGGGAAAGTTTCGGCATGTTTTCTTCGAGGGGGTCTAGGAAGACGAGAGCGCGGATGAGGAGTTCGTCGGTGAAGAGGAACATCGGTTTATCCGATACAAAGTCCAGCAACATAGCGACCTTGAAGAGTTGGATATGCTTGGTGCCGACATAACCGCCATGGAGGGGGTTGTCGGGAATGTTCTTCTGCTTCTGGATATACCATGGGGAGAAGAATTTTTGTCCGGAGGAGTGCCACTTATACTCCCCGTAGTAAGGCTTTATATCTCGTAATCTGGCGAGCACTCTAGCTCTCGCTGACTCAGCTTCTGGAGTGATTGTGATAATCGGTTTAGGTTCAGGACGATCAATTTCGTAAACATATATAACTCTTCGCGAGAAGCCGCCAGAGACCACATCTGCTCGTAGATTTCTAATAAGCCAATCAGGGTTTTCACACGCAAGGATATTGAGACAGGGGTTGAGGATAGTCTCAGCTCCTCGCTTGATAGTGGAGGAATCGAATTTGTCTCGGTCATAAATATCGGTAAGGAAGGTTAACATCCGCGGCGGCGAATACGCGACGAAGCTTTTGAACTCGTTGATGAAGAAGGCGTACGGACTTGCGATGAACGTTTCGCCTTTGTTGTCTTTGAACATTCTGCCGAAGGTATCCTTGGACATAACCTGCACAATGTCTTCAGCAGATTGAGTGCTGGCACCAACTGGGAGGTCGGGATAGGCTTCGACGAAGAAACGCTTTGCAAAGTCGCAAGAAGTTGTTTTACCGTTGCCCTGGGGACCGACGAGCATCGTATAAAGATTACCGTGGATTTTGATGTCACCGACATTGAACTGTGCACGCTTATGGACACACGCACCCAGCAGGGAGATCGCACTCCAGAAGATATAATTTCTTGGTATCTCATAACAGGACGCATAGGTATGGAAGTCGTCGATAAAATCAGACATGGGGGGAATGAGTGATTTAAGGTTGCGCTCAAAATTTGAGCATGACTAAAGGTTAAAGAACATGAGCAAGTAGAGCAGCCTTGTAAGCTAGTGCTGCTTCTTGTGCAGTTTTAAAACTTCCTAGATAGTTTAATCGTCTATTTATTCGAATGTGGGCTACCCACTTCCTATTCTTTTTGTGATAAGTTACACCTTTATAGCCAGAAGTGTTGCTGGCTATTAAACCCTGAAGCAGGTGATTGGTCGAGTGGGTAACAAACTGCAAGTTATTCTTTGTGTTATTTAAACCGTTTTCGTCCTTATGGTGGTTGATTAAACCAGGAGGCGGTGGGTTTACAATGTTGTGCATTAATATAGTTGTAGGCCCCTTTTCCGTTTGAACCGAAGCTGCGGCATAACCAGAGCTTAGGTAGAACCAACTATATTTTTTAACCTTATCAAAATCCTCGTCGTCAATGAGAGCCTTCTTATCTTGAGTTAGATTTACCTCTTTCATATTTTACCAATCAAACTTTTTTCACTAAACGCCCAATCAGTGCCATACGTACCTTCGAAGGGGATAGTAATTGGAAGTCCCGCGATGATAAGCTCGTTGTTAAAGTATTGCCGTATCTTGTTAATCGCCCAGCGGGTATCTTCGACGCGGAATTGTCCGATGAGCGAGTCATGAACCGTGTGAAGAGGCTGGATACGGATTTTCTGATTGGAGTCGTAATTGTCTGGATCTGTCCAAAGTTTGTGTAAGGCAAGAACGGTTGCATAGGTGGTGTTTTCTTGTGGTTCGTTTGCGAGTGCTTGGCCGAGGATTTCGTTGTAGCGACCGAAGAATGTGCGGGTGTGGCCGGAGGCGGAGGATAACTTTGGAGGGTAGGGTTGTTTGCGGAGTTTGTCGGTAGTAGCGGCGTGCCATTTTTCAGGATGATAGGCGGCGTAGACCGCTTTTCGGAAGGCTTCAACGTCCGAACGGGACATGTTAATCTTGCCCTCGGATTGGGTGAAGATGATGTCGGATAGGAGGTCGACGCCCATGAGGTAGCAGATACCCCAGATGCCGACTTTACACATAAAATAGTCGAAGTCTTCCTTTTTTATCTCCTTTAGCAGGACTTTAATTTCATCCCGAGACTTCCCTTTAAGTGAATCGTTTCCATGTCGTAACATATAGGCGAGACGCTGAGCTGGTTTAATCTTCGCCCTAAGGTCGTCAAGCATTGTTGGTTCACCAAGTTTGTAAAGATGTGCTCCCACTGTCCACCCGTCAGCACCACTAAGGTCACATTGGAAGAGGTAGTATCCGTCATCAGCAATGAACAAATCCCGCATACCCTCGTGCAAAGGGTGCCCGACGGGCCGTAGTGGATTCTCCTGGGGAATCGTTTGTAGATTGTAACCAGAGCCGGTAGGCGAGGTGTAACATGTAAGGCGTCCGGTCTCAGTTCCGACAAGGTTATATCCACACCGTACTCGTCCATCACCATCCGCAGAGATTTCCAACATCTGAGCGCGGGTCCGTAACTCAGCAATCGAATAAGCCAGGTCGACTGAGGATTTTGCTTTTTCCGTGATGGGTTTATGGGCTCCGAGGACCAGGAGAGCCTCGGCGTTCGCTGTCCGGGAGCGCTCCGACTTTTCCTTGTGCTTATCTTTTTTGTCATATTGGATAGGGAGTTTGAGTTCGTCGTAGAGGTAGGTTTTGAATTCGGGCGAGCGGATGTTTAGAGATTTTTCGAGGACGACCGAGATGTAACCGAGCTGCGTGGGTGATAGATTGTCCGGAGCGGCGAGATAGTGCATAATGACATCGTGATGGAGGATGTAGTCCGCTTTGACCTTAGAACTATCCCGCTTATGGCACATGATTTCTTTAGCCATTGTCCGAATGGCGGTTTTGTCGGTGGTTCCAAGCCCACGGCCAGATAGAACGTCCAGTTGATACTGGAGGCCGTGGATTTGGTCTTTAACCACGGCGAGGCGCTTCTTGGCGAGGGGGGTGTCGTATCGGATTCCTCGCAACTCCATGGAAAGGAGCGGGTTGAGAAGGTCCATGTTGAAGCGGTAGTGGGCACGAGCGCGGTCTTTGACCCATTTTTCGAGCTTCTCGTTGATTTCATAGGTTACACTGGAATCTTTGCAGCAGTAGGTATGGAATTTTTCTAAGTCGGTCATAAGGATTTTACGCTTAAATATCTCGCTTTTGTTCGTTCGTAGCAGTCCTGTGCTTCTTGTTTGGAGTCAAAAACTTTATCCAAAACTCGAACCCCTTTTACGGTAAGTTGTGCTCGCCATTTTCCATTCCAGGTTAGAGAAGCGCCACGCTCTTTAGGTTGACGATTTAGCGCATTTCTTGATTTGTTCGAGCTTAAAAGATTCTCCCTTCGGTTGTTTAGTCCATTACCGTCCTCATGTTCAACTAGATCCGGCCAGCTACCTGTGATAATGGAAACGATTAATTGGTGCATCCTAACTGTTTTATCACCAATTTTTGTCTCGGCGTAACCATTATTATAGCACCAACTATAGTTCGTAGTTAGCCAATCGTAGTCTTGGTCATCGACAATGGTGGAAAAGCCTTGAGTTAGGTTTATTTCTTTCATCGCTTGTCCTCTTCTTGGATACGTTCGTCTTTCCAGTAAGGTTCAGATGTTAATACCGACGCTTGAAAGGCTAGAGATTTAGGAAGTTCTGGATAGAGTTCCCAGAATTTTAACATTGTATCGTCAACAACACCACGAACAACAATGCCATAGGAGTATTGGAGAACAAAACGGTCATATAGACTGTTTTGTAGGACTTTAGGTATGTCCGGGGAACATAACACTTTTGCAGTTTCTCGCCAAATGTGAACTTCTTCATCGAGGCCCCAAAAACTCGATCCGTCCATCTTGGTGAAGGGTATAATAAAAGAGGTCATAGCCGAGGTGGCTATACTCAGACAAGATAGTGTACCTACTCCGCCTTCGATGTCGACGCTGATGAGTGGTTTTTCGTTTTGGATTCTTCTTAGTTCGTGGATGAGTTCGTCGAAGCTTAGGTTTACCTTTAAAGCTCTTTGTGGTAGCTTTAGTTCGGGGAATAGGCTTTCGGGTTTTACCTTGCATACGCAGTCAAGAAGAAGTTGAGGGATGAATTCGTAGTTACGTAAACAGTAAGCTGGGTGATAGGAGGCGATACATTTTACGTCCGGTAAAGGGCTATTAGGGTGAGAAATAAATAGGCTCCCCCGCCAGTCAGAGATACTATTAGGAAAAGAAAACTGAGGGCCGTCCTTCGTTTTCCGACGTTTTGGGGCGTAGTCAGAACCGCACTTAAAAGCATGAAGTGCACTACTGCCAAGTAGCCATATAAGATTGGGCCGTGGTGTAAGGGATTGGAGGTCATGAGTTAGGGTGATTAGACCGGATTGGATTTCGGGGCCGGACCAGTCGAAGTATGCGAGTTTATTTTTGTAGGGTTTGTGTTGACAGATGTTCCCGATGAAGCAGGCGTCCCGGAGGATGGAGGCTCGGTCGAGGGCTTTTGTGAGTTCGCGACCAGAGGCTCCGAAGAATGGGACGCCGGAGTCGATTTCGTCCTGGCCAGGTGCTTCACCGATGATGGCAAGGTGGTATTGGGTGTTAGTAATCGTCGGAAAGACATTTTTAACAGTGCGGGTGGAGTGTTCGGAGGAGGGGATTGCGAGTTCGTCGAATGGGTCAGGTTTCATGGTTGTTATTTTTTATTCCGTCCAAAGCCCTTTGAAGCGGAGCACCGCCTCCACGATGGCGCGGCAGGCTCCAGTAGTGGTGGAGTCCGGGTTGTAGGCCGCAGCTATAATTTTGTGGTCTTGTCCACGTATTTGGGCAGTCCAACCGTCGAAACCTTCCTGGTCCTTAGCCCAATCCAAAGAAAGTTGTTTGCACACGCTCTGCGCTAGCTGGACGGCGGCGGAGAGGTCGGTGAGGAATTTGGGCAACTCCTTCTCTATGCCATCCGGGAGATGCCTGCCAACCATCGATCCCCATTCGTCGCGGCGGCAATTCTTCCACCCCATCAACTCCGCGCAGGCTTGGATTTGGTCGGTGTCTTTCAATGAAACCTCACTTTCTCCCGGCAGGCAAACAGCTTGGAGACATGCTTACTAGCCTCGTTCAATCGGTCCATGGTGATGGGTTCGCGCGGTTCGTTACCAAGTTCCCGTTTCTTCAAGTCAATAAGCAGGTCGGTTAGGAAATCGATTTCCGCGGAGTGCTTAGTGGCTCCAAATTCAGCTACGTTCATTCGTGGCATTTCACTCCCCCTCCTTCCCGCCCGTGGGTTCGTGGGCGGTTTCGCACTCCCGGCAGATGCGCCCTTTGGCCCAGTCTGGATCTACCCAGTCGGAAACCATTTGCCCACAGAGCTTGCACCGCTCTTGCCGCTGTGGGGTGATGAGCTGGTTAAGGTGGGCGCGGGCTGATTGCAGCTTGCTAATTTCCAGTCCGGAAAGCTCGCAGGTGTAACGTTGGTTCAGATTCTCACGCAGATAGCACAGGTGCTTGAACAATTCCAGAGCCTCCACCACCGGCTTGAGTTGGTCGGGGTGGATGAGGGTTCCACACCTGCCCAGCAGATACTCAAACATCTGTCGAGCCTCGATTGCTGTCAGGAGATTCGTTCCGCTTCGATTCGGATATCCTTTTTCGGTGGCGCATTGGTCACTACAAACAGAATCCGGGAGGGGCCAAGCAAGGAAGGCGTTGACCAATTTATCAGCCAGATTGGATTGCGTGGGGCTGGGGTTAAACCCGACAAACAACGCTCTGGCCTGTTCAGTAACCGATTGCCACGGTATCGGCTGGTTGCGCTCGTTGGCTACAAGGATCTTTTCAAGCAGATCGAAGCTGGTAGCCATTCGTTTATTCAACCTCTCCACCTCCGCCTTGGCTGAGGAGAGTTGTGCCTGCAATTCGGACTCTCTCCGACCCCACTCAAAATTAGCTTCCTGCTGGCGGATTGCATACTCCTCTAAACCCGCCTTGGCTGCGGAGAGTTGGGCTTCGAGGAACGCAATTCGTTCATCTCTTACTTTAAACTGATCGTCTGACATGTCCATAGCTAATTGTTGTCTAAGTATTTGATAATTTCTAACAATATCGCCTCCCTTTCGGTTAGTGAAAGGTCGTCGTATTCCACAGCTTCGCCGCTAGGACGGCTATCGTTATATCGACGAATTGATATTATCGCGTGTTTGTAGTATAGAACTTCGAAGTGCGTGTTATTGCTATGATGGACCTGGATTGTGTGCATTTTAGTTTATATGGTTTAATTTGGCAAATTCACCAAAGTGTTTTAGAGCAGCAATGTTATAAGCCGCCGCTGCTTCTTGTGGGGATTTAAAGTAGCCAAGAAACTTGTTCTTGTAGTCTACCTTGATCTGGGCAGCCCATTTTTGTTCTCTTTTGATAAAGCTAACTCCTTTGAAGCCACTAGTGTTATTTTTACTTAAACCTTTGTTAGCACAGTTTTGTGCATGAGTAGCTAAACGAAGGTTAGAACGTTGGTGGTTTAGTGTATCTCCGTTTTTATGGTCCCAAATATAGCCTTGAGGTGGTACACCCATGATAAAGTCAGACATTTTCCAAAAATTATCTTGGGAGTGATTTCCCATTTCTATGTAGACTTTTCCGTTATAGTTGTGAGCACGCCATCGGTAAGCTTTAAGCCTATCGTAGTCTTCATCGTCTACAAGAACTGCATACTGTTCTATTTTTAAAGTCTTCACTTGAATACCGTATTTGAGTTTAAACTAAGGTAGTAGCGTTTGTAGTTTTCCATCAATGCGTTAAAGTGATCCTCCTGTTTTTCGCAAGCAATAACGTTGTATCTTAATTTTGTTGCTTCTATCGCTATGGAACCACGTCCGGCAAATGGCTCCAGGATGGAAGAACCTGGAACAGCTATAGCTGGTAGTAGAAGCTGTGTAATGGCAGCAGGTTTTGAAAACGGGTGTCCATACTCCATGCGGGCAGCTTCCGAACCTGCTAACTCTGTGGAGGAGTTAATGGATTTGATAAGAACGGTTCCAGGCTTTCGGCATAACATCATAATTTCGTAGTTCTTTGTAGTGTTATACGAAGCGCATTGGTTCATTGCTGTTGTCTTTATCCAAATGAAGGGCCACCGTTGTACGCACCAACCAGCGGCAGTAGCTAAGTCAGACATATACTGCCATTGAGAAATATCGCAGTAGGTAACCAGGAAGGCTTTTTCCTTGGTGCAGCGGAAGGCAGCCGGGAAGAAGCGTTCCATGAGCTTCATATTCTCTTCGACGTCGTGTTCTTCTTTGACCCGGTCGAGGTCGGTGAGGCCGCCGTGTTGGTTGTTTTGGTTTAACATTTCCATGTCGATACCGTAGGGTATGTCGGTGAAGATCGCATGGAAGCAGTCAGGGCAGTCCAGCATGTAGGGAATGCAGTCTCCGTTATGGAGGCGGTTGGATAGGAAGACGGTGGACTCCGCCTGCTGGGCGACCTGGACTTTGTTCTTCCAGTATTCCTCGAAGGATTGTTTGTTGTTGTGAGGGTTGGATTCGTAACGAGCCCGCTCGGCAGCGAGGAGGTCGGGGGAGGATTGGACGGCTTTGACTTCGGAGACTAGAACCTTGAAGGCGTCTTCTTGGGCTTTTGTTTGGGTAGCGGCGGCCTGGCGTTTCGCGAGTTCGGCAAGGGCGGCCTTTTCTTGTTCACCGAGAAATACAACCCGGTATGCTTCCTGGGCGGACGAGCACGCGTGATACGGGCGTGGAGCTTCAGGTGGAAGGGAAAGTTCGGCTTCGAGTTTCCGGGCGACGACTAGGATGTAGTTGAGTGCGCCGATGGAGATACCGAAGAGTTCGCTTGCTAACCTCTGGTTCCACTTTTCGGTTTCGGGGTTGAGTGCGGCTTCGCGGGAGCGTTGTTTGTAGATTCGTAGCATGGAGAGACATTCCTCCTGCCAGGTCATCTGCTTACGGATGATGTTTTCGAGGGCTTCTAGTTCGAGGCGTTGGCCTTCGGAGAGAGTTTCGTAATATACGACGTCAATCGTCTTCAGCCCGAGTTCCTTATGCGCCGCAAGCCTACGACCGCCGGCAATGAGTTCCCGGTTTTGGTTGATTACGATGGGCTGGAGGAGACCGTAGACGGAGATTGAGTGCTTGAGGAGTTCGAGGTCTCCGTTGTCTTTGCGGAGACGCTCTTCGGTTATGTTGATGTCGGAGATGAGGGAGGTGGTGCGTTGCATGGGCGGTATGGAATGGTTAAAAGTATGGTTATTCGTTCGGCCACTCGTTTCGTTCGATCATTAGTGCGATGATAGCGTAGTTGGAAATATCCCGGAAGGTGTCCTCGATGGATTCGTTGACAGCACGAGCGCGGCGACCCCGGTTAAAGAGGGTTTTAAGCCGCTCCATTTTGTCGTTCATGCGGACAGTCACGCCAAAGGTGCCGAACCCAGAGATGTTGCGCGGACCGTAGTCTTGCTGCTTACGGTCCATGAGGAGGGCGTTAGCCAGGGCGAAGTGGACGAAGGTTTTAGCAGCTTCGGTCTTTATGCCGAGAGCGGCGGTAAGGTCTTCGATGGCTTGGTTTGCCTGGCGGCACTTTTCGAGGTCGTCTTTGAATTTGGTAGGCATATTACTTATCCTTTCCGTTGAAGGGAAACTTAATCCAATCTCTGTGTTTAACCTCTCCCCAAGCACGTTCAACACACTCGTTGAGAGAAATTTTGTGGTTGTGGCAGTAGTGGGCAAGGTAAACCATTACGTCACCGACTGCGTCTTTCTTGGCTTCGGTGTGTTGTTCAGGTGTACCGCGAATACCCTGCTCCATTTTAATATGAGCATGGGCAAGTTCTCCTAACTCCTCAACAGCGCCGAGGAGCGGAACGTGATGGGCTTGGCCTGGAAAGTTGTGGTCTGCCCATTTGGATACTTCTTGTTGGAAAGTTGTGAGGTCCATAGGATGATTAAAAAGTCATGCTCAAAATTTGAGCAAGACGGCTAAGGGGTCGGACCTTTTGCCGTCGGCTCGGTTGTCCTAGTTATCGGTTAGCTCGCCGGGATAACAGGCGAAACGTTGGTGCCCTCCGGGAAGGAACCGTCGGCCTTCTTGATCGAGGTCTTGCAGTCGACGATGGTTTGCTCAAGCATGGCCGGGTTGTCCATGAAGGAGCGGATCGTGACCTGGGAAGCCCGTTCGATACCCAGGCAGGCCTTCAGCCACGCAGCGCAGGAGCGCTTAATGGCGTCGTTGTCATATTTTTCGGTTGGGGTGATGGCAATGACGGAGTTAACAACGAAGCCAGCGCGGGCGGGTTTGCCGTCCTTGAAGGTCGCGTCCTTGTTGAGGGTGAGCTTCAGGGCGATGTATTCGTTGCCCTTTTCTTCGTTGCGCTTCTTCTCGGCCTTGGAGACCCGGAAGGGGAGGACCCGGTCGGGCATGAGGACGGGATAGGAGGTGTCGATACCACCAGCAGCTTCAGCGAAGGGGTCAGCGTCGGTGGAACGGAGGATTTTGTTGTATGTTTGCATTTTAGTTTGTGTTTTTTGTTTGTGTTTTTGTTTGGTTTACTGCTTGTTTTGTTGCCAGGTTGGTTATACTCCTGACAGCAAATCTGGGTTGTTGAAGTCGCCGTAGGGCGAGGCCGCGATTGACTGCATCATTGCACCGACGTGCATAACGGTTACGAGGGCGGTGAGTTCGTGTCGGTCAAAACGCGCGAAGCGTTCGAGGAGTTCCTTTTCGAGGAGTTGCTGGAGGGCGGGTTGGTCCCGCCAACCACCAGCCGCAAGGACAGGTTTAACGATTTCTTGGACCTCCTTTACGATATCCTGAGCGCGGTCAAGGAGGAGGTCGACCGGGGATTTGGGTGGTTGCTTGGGACGGAATTTGTCGATTGCGGCGTTAATGAAGCGGTTACGGGAGTCGTCTTGGATACTCATTTATTTGGGAAGTTAAGGACTGCGAATTCACCGAATAGTTCAATAGCTTTTTTGTCACGTGCTCTGGCTGCATTCTCGGCGTTGTGAAAGCAACCTAAACTGTAAACTTTGTTGTCTTTTCGGATACTGGCCTGCCAAGGTTTCTTAAAGTTTGGCCCTGTGGCATAAACACCAATGTAGCCGCTACTCGCCCTTCTTTGCATCTTTCTGTTAAAAAGATTTTGTTGAGTAGTGGCATAGCGGAGGTTATTACGTTGGAGGTTGTGTATGTTTCTATCTTCGTGGTCGACTATAAAACCTACTTTTCTAGGTAAAACCTCGTATTTTAAGTCAACCACTCCTTTGTAAAACACTCTACCACCAGCACAGTTAGGTGGTCGGTCTAAAAATTGAGGAGGAAAGTCGTCGTCAAACAAAACGACTGCTCCACATTTACACTTCCGTTCAATCATACATTAAATATAAGCTCGTGTGATGCACGTGTAATAGCCGTATAATCCCAACGTTTCTGGTCCCAAATTTGTGGTGGCATCCACTCCCTCCATACAAGCACTTTTCGCCATTCTGATCCCTGAGACTTGTGGCATGTAATTGCGTATCCAAAATCTGCATATACAACAGTCTTTGGAACCCTTGCTTTCTTTTCGTCGAACGTCGGGTCACTAAAAGGTTCGGCCCATATTGGGTAGGTTCGGGCAATTCCGAGTTCGTCCTCAGCCAAGACGTTATACTGGAACCCATTAAAGTTCTTGATTTCCTTAATACGTAAAATCATGCCGTTATAAACGCCGAGGGTGATATTGTTGCGGAGGCAGATGAGTTTGTCGCCGACAACGATTTTCCGGTCAGGGTAACCTAGGAATCTTCGGGCACGGGAGTTGAAGTCCTTTCGGGTTTGGTTCTTGGCTACGATGATTTGGTCGCAGGAGAAGAACTCCTGGCCGGTGATGGCTTTACGGCGGACGACAAGGCCGGGACGTTCGCCGAAGGTGAGTTGGCCACCGGTGCGGATAGAGTTCGCCAGGGCGATGATGGGTGATTCAGCGGCCTGCCGGTGGATGTGCTGGAGGACGAAGTCGGGAGACTTCATGAGGTTGGGGTTGTCGCCAACGGGTTCGAGCTGGCCGGGGTCTCCGACGAACAATAACTTTTTGCCCCAATGCTTTAACTCGCTGTATAGCTCAGTCGAAACCATACTAGCCTCATCTATCACGATAAGGTCTGGATCGTCTTCAAGACAAACTTTTCGCTCAAAGGTGACGTCTCCGGACTTGGGCTCAATGACAGCATCATAAAGTAGACTGTGCATAGTCCGGGCTGGAATGCCTTTTCGTTGGAGAACGTTGACGGCTTTTCCAGTGAACGCACAAACCACAATATTATAACGCTTTGAGAGTTCATTGATGAGGAATTTAACGAGGGTAGTTTTCCCGGTGCCGGCGTAGCCGCCTTGTTTGTATTCGTCGTTCGGGGAGTCGTCTATCCAGGCGACGATGAGGTTGAAGGCGTTTTCTTGTTCGGCAGTCAGCGATATTCCCGGAATAGCGGTGGGGG